TGGTGGTGCAACTACCAACATGAACATTGCTAAGCTCCGCGAAGCAAAACGCCTGTTGGACAAAAACAACGTAGCGCCAGATGGCCGCCACATTGTTATCCATGCAAACGGCTTGGCCAACTTGTTGTCTGAAACAAGTGTTACCAGCTCTGACTTCAATAGCGTTAAAGCTCTTGTTCAGGGTGAGATCAACACTTACTTGGGCTTTGAGTTCCATGTATTGGGTGATCGTTCTGAAGGTGGCTTGGCCATCGACGGTTCTCTTGACCGCGTTTGCTTTGCGTTCCACAAGGATGCAATTGGCTACGGTGAAGGTATTGCCATGCGTACTGAGATCAATTACATTGCCGAGAAGACCTCTTGGTTGGTGAATGAAGTTTTCAGTGCTGGTGCTGTTGCCATCGACGCAGAAGGTATCGTTCAGATTACCTGCCGCGAATCTTAATCTAGGAGGTTAACATGGCTTTTTCATCTACTGGCTTCAACGCAATCGGCGGCCAATCCAAGGCTGGTAATGCACCATCTATCTATAGCTACGCAAGCACTGACGCTCAAAGCGTTATCCGTGCTTCAGGCTATTTCAATACGATTGCATCCATCCTTAAAGTTGGCGACATTATTTTCTGCTACTCCGCAACTGGTGGCACCCCTGTAATGTCTACTGCCTATGTGAATTCAAACACAGGTACTGTGGTTGACATCACTGACGGTGTGACCGTAACTGCAACTGATACCGATTAAACTCGGAGTGTTGCAAATAGGCCATCTTCTGGGGATTCTCGGAGGGTGGCCTTTCTTACATTGAGAGGCTCAAATGGCTGCTGGCGACACTGGTGTATCAATCTGCTCTGATGCCTTGCTTCTAATTGGAGCCAAGGCTATTTCGTCATTTAACGATGGCACCGATGAGTCCAGCGTGTGTGACCGACTCTATCCCGATATCAGAGACTCTGTGTTGGTTACGTACCCATGGAGCTTTGGCATGAAAAAGGTGCAGCTGGCCCAGCTGATCACCACCCCAAATTCTGTCTGGCGCTATGAGTATCAGCTGCCGGGCGACAAATTAGCTAACCCACGCGCCGTGTACAACAGCGCCAACCCCGGTAGCCCTGTCCAAAAGGACTGGGAGATCCAAGGCGACAAGCTGCTCACCAACCTGACCAGCGTCTTTATCGACTACCAATTCAGCGTGCCCGAGTACGCTATGCCCCAATACTTTGTGCAGCTGCTTAAATACATGGTGGCTTGGCACATTGCTGAGACCATCACAGAACAGCAGGACAAATCTACCAAGTGGCAGCGCGTGGCCACTGGTGACATCTCTGAAAATGGCCGTGGTGGGTACATGCGTACCGCTATGCAGATTGATGGCCAGAATAACCCGGTCCGAATTATTGAAGATTACAGCCTTATCGCAGTGAGAAACTGATGCCACGCTTTGTAGAATTCACCACCAACTTTGCTACAGGGGAGCTCGATCCCTTGCTACGTGCGCGAGTTGATCTGGCTGCCTACAACAATGCTTTGGCCAAGGCCACCAACGTGCTGATCCAGCCCCAAGGCGGTCTGCGCCGTAGGCCCGGTACCAAGCACATCTTTGAGCTGCCAAACAGCAGCACCCCAAGCGCGGCCAATGGCGTGCGTCTGGTGGCATTCCAATTCTCTGTGTCTGACAGCTACATGTTGTGCTTCACCCACAACCGCATGCATGTCATCAAGAATGGCGTGGTGCAGGCCAACATCAATGGCACCGGGAACAGCTACCTGACAACTACCATTGCCAGCGATATTGTGGATGACATGTGCTGGGTCCAGTCTGCCGATACTCTGATTGTTGTCCACCCTGACCTGCAGCCTGTACGCATTACGCGCACAAGCGACACAGCTTGGACCGCAACCACCATCACCTTTGATGGCATTCCCAAGTACGCATACACCCAGACAATCACAAACCCAGCCGCTACCCTGACACCAAGCGCCGTGTCTGGCAACGTCACACTGACAGCTGGGTCTGCTGTATTTTCAGCTGGTAATGTCAACCAGTACATTAACGTGACCACCCAAGGCCGCGCTCGCATTGTTGAGTACGTTAGCACCACAGTGGTTAAGGCAATCACTGAATACCCCTTCTTTGACACCGCAGCGGTAGCATCGGGGGGTTGGGAGCTTGAGAGTGGTTACGTTGACGTATGGAGCTCTACAAAGGGCTGGCCACGTACCGTGTCATTCCATGAGGGCCGACTGTACTTTGGTGGCAGCAAGTCCCGCCCATCGACTATCTGGGGATCCAAGATCGGACTCTTCTTTGACTTTGTGCCAACCGAGTCTTTGGATGATGACGCGGTAGAGGCCACGCTGGACACCAATGATCTGAACGTGATCACCGACATTATCAGCTCGCGTGACTTTCAGGTGTTTACCACTGGCGGTGAGTTTTATATTCCGCAGACTGGCACAGACCCGGTTACACCGCTGACATTTACATTTAAGAACGTCAGCCGCAATGGCATCAAGCCCGGCACCCGCGTGCAATCGGTGGAGTCTGGCTCGATCTATATTCAGCGCCAAGGCAAGTCTCTCAATGAGTTTATCTTTAGCGACACCCAGCTGACATACATTACCCAGCGCATCTCCCTGCTATCTGGCCACCTACTGAAGGGACCACAGCGAGTTGCCTTGCGTAAGGCATCCAGCACAGAAGAGGCTGACCTGCTCTTGATGACAAACACTGACGATGGCAGCATGGGTGTGTTTTCGATCATGCGGTCTCAGCAGGTAACCAGCCCCTCAGAATTTACTACCGATGGCTTATTCATTGATGTGGGTGTGGATATCAACGCAATCTACGTAGTGACTAAGCGAACATTTAACAGTGTGGATCGGTACTTTATTGAGCTGTTTGGTTACGAATACTTTACTGACTGCGCGTTTGTTGGCGGTGCCGCAGCCAGCGCCAGCAGCCTACCTCATGTGGCTAAGGCTTTGAACGTGATCACAGACGGATCTCCGCAAGGCAATGAGACTGTGAGTGGTGGTGGCTCAGTTACGTTTGACCGGGCAAGCACTACCAGCTATGAGGTTGGCCTGCCAATCACGGTGTATGTCAAGACAATGCCTGCAGAGGTAAAGCTGCAGACTGGCAGCCGAATATCGTTCAAGAAGCGTATTGTCGAGATCAGCGCAATTGTCAATAAGACGCAGAACATGGTTATCAACAACCAGCCTGTGCCGTTTAGATCTTTTGACAACCCATTGCTGGACATAGTGCCAACAGAATTTACAGGTATTAAGCGCGTCAATGGCGTGCTTGGTTACAGCCGCGAGCAGTTTATTGAGATCTCTCAAGATCTGCCAGTAAAGATGAACCTGCTGGGTTTGGACTACCGCGTTGCGGTTTTCTCGGGAACATAAAAAATGGCAATAACACCCGGACAAATAACAGCAGGATCTGGCTTTCTTGACGCTTATGCGTCTTCTGAGGCGCAGAGAGCCCAATCAATTGGCACGCAGACAAGCTACCTATTGCAAGCGCGAGACACACTGGCCGTAGCAGATGTCCGAGCAGACATGTCTGAGCAGTACGCCACCATCCAAGCTGGGCGTACTATTAAAAAAGCTGAGATTGAGGCACAGAACTACCAGATTGCTGGCAATACACTGTTAAAGAACATGCGCTCTGTTAATGCGTCTGTTCGCGCCAGAGCTGCTGCAAGTGGGGTAGTTGTTGGTGAGGGATCAAACCTTGGCATCCAGCGGGAGAATGTTGCCGCCACCATGCGTGATGTTGGAGTCTCTGACCTTAACGCATTAACTGCTCGGGTTATGGGCTTTGAAGACGCAAGTGCCATGCTGCAATCTACTGAGTACCAAAACTACTTAAACAGATTTACAGCTCAACGGCAGGCTGGCCAATACACACAAGCTGCTACTGCCGCTAGAAATACTGGTGGCTTGTTGGCCAATGCAACTATTGCAAGGTCTGCAACTGAATTATCAAAGTTCATAACAAAAGGCTAGATGATGGCAACACGAATTGAATCAGGCCAAATGCAAGTGCGCTCTGTTGGCAGTGCGCCTATTGTGCAAGTGCAACAGCAGCAGATCGACTACGTTGGACCACGTGCAGAAGCTCGAGGTGCCGGGGCATTAGCTCAAATGCTTGACCGTATGAGTGCCAATGCGTTTTCAACAGCAGTAGAAATGGTTAAGGATGAAGGGTTGCAATATGTAATTGATAACCCACCAAGTTCAGAGCAGTTAGAGGCTGCAAAGAATGGGGACCCAACTACTTTAATACCAAAAGGGAACTTTTCATATTTTGACAAAGCCGTCAGAAAAGCAAGATCGTATGAGCTCGCTAGTGAGTTCAACATTGAAATGAGCAACATTGCAAGCACTATTGCTGTAGAAGTTCAACAAGGAACACTTAACGCAGAGCAGGCCAGAAATAAGTTAAACAGTGCTCAAGTAGGAATGTCTGCCTCTTTGGCAAAAATAGACGCAGAAGCAGCGTTGAAGTTTAGAGCAACTTCTGCAATGCACGGCAATACAGTTATCAATGAGGCTTACAAGGTACAGCTACAAAAAGAAAAAGCAAAAAACCTTATTAAGCTAGAGCAGTATTACGCAAACGAAAAATCACATTTGCAAATGGTGATCAGTGAAGGTTCTTGGAAAGATGCTACTGGCCAAGATAGAACAATTGATCAAAAAATAGAAGTAATTGCAAAAGTTATTTCTGATGCAGCAATATCAGTTGGTGATGCAGGAGTACAACAAAAATACAGTGAAAGATTTGCCGCAGATATAAAACAAACAAAAATTGATGTTGGCACCAAACTGGTTTTAAGTGAAGAATTTATGGCCAACCCAAATGTTGGAACTGAAAGAATTCTAAAAGGAGACCTTGGTAGATTTTCACCAGTGTGGCAAGGAATGGATGAGGAAAGTAAAAAAGCTATACGTGATAATTTTAATAGCGCTGTAACTGCACGCAGGTCAGGCGTTGAAAATACTTTGTTTGCGGCACAACAAACTGGTGATGGTATTTTGCGTAAAATTTACATGGCAAATACCGTTCCTGAAATGAATGCTTTATTTAAACAACTTGACGGTTTGCCTGTGCAACCATCTGTGATTAGTGCAGCTCGTACTTTTATAAAAGGAATAAGCACTGCAGGCAGAGAGAAGGATGATCTTGCAGCGTTTGGTACGATTACTGGCCGTATTGCTGCTGGATTGGCAACGCCAAAAGAAATTCTTGATGGGCCGTTTACCCAAGAAACAAAAAAAGAATTAATGCGGAAACAAGCTGATCCAAGCAATCCAATTCACAAGGCCGTTACAGCAATCAATTCTGCAGTAAACATTCAGCAAGCTGGAATGCCGCCAGAGTTTTCTGATGCACGAGCAAGGGAACTTGCAAATTTAGTGGGTAATGATTTAAAGCAACAGCTCTATGACTTTTCCAGAACCCTTGATGCAAATGACCGACTGCCTGATAACGTAGCAATTATAAAAAAAGGTGAAGACCTTGCAATTAAAGCAAAAGCAAGTATGTCTACAGCATTTGCTGATGTGGCCAACACCAATAAAAATTCAGCTGTACTAATGATTCCGGAGTTACAAGGAGTTGATTTAAACAATGATGCAGCTGTCGATGCAGCAATTGCAAAAGCCACAGCAAGAAAAGCTAATTCTAATTCTGTAACTTCAGCTCGCAATTCAATTGACAATTACCGGAAGAACACAGCAAAAGTTCAAGGCCAAAAATGATCAACAAGCAACCAACCATTGATGACATCTACAACTTTGATGCATACATCAGCACGCCCGGTGTTCGTGAAGGACTGATGCAACGAGCTACGCTTGAGGATGCAGAATTTACAGTTGAAGACACCGATGCTGGTCAAGCCATGTATTTCAATGCACCGCATGGTGAGCAATTATTTGTAGGCATGAAAGACCAGACCGGGGCCATGGGCACTATGCCGGGCGACATCCAGCTGGCCGAGGTTGGAGCCAATCGTTTGCCAGAGTCTGCTTACAGTGGGCAAACACTTGATACGTTTACAGCTCCAAATTATGACAAGCTAAAAAAAGGCCAGTTCCGTCAAGACACTCCTGAAATGAGAGAGCAATCTGCAAATGCACCTATTGCAGCTCTTAGGGGTTGGTTGGCTGGTACTGCAGGTTTGCCGGGAGACATTGAACAAGTTCTTCGTTTGTTGGTTAAATATGTACAGCCTGATAGTTATATTGGAAAAAACTTACAGCCAGAATCATTCCTTCCAACAAGTGAATTCTATAAAGAATATCTTCCATTTGAGTCATCAAGAAAAGGTCCAGTTGGAAGTTTTGCAACTGAAGCAGGATCAATGCTTGGTGGATTAGGAACTGAAGCTATTGCAAAAGGAATTGTAAAAACAAGCAAAGCATTGGCGCCAAAAGCTGGTGAGATGGCCGCCAACATTATGGAGCGAGGTGGAGTCCCGATCCGAGGGTTAAATATTATTGAACCCGGCTTAAATGTTATGCCCGGCAACAAGCTCGGCCTTGAGCCAGACCTAAGGGTTAAGATTGTTGCGCCAGATCTTGAAATGCCAGACAAGCCTTTGTTGGTTTTATCAACTGACGCTAAAAATGTAAATCGTCAAATTGAAAACTTAGATGTTATTTTCCAAAAATTCCCAGACCCAACATTGACTGAGGATTCATGGACTAAGTTGTTGGGATATTCATTTAAATCTGATGAAGTCCCAATCCCTCCTTACGCTGCAATCAAAGCACTGGAGTCACCTGAAAACTTAGCAAGACCTTTACGCAACTTGACTCAAGGACAAATTGATGATGCAAGTGCTGGGTTTAAAAATGCAGCTCAATTTAAAGACTTGTATACAGCTGGTAAAGCAGACGTTGTCACAACAGGTAAATTATTCTTGTGGTCATTCTTGTCTCGCGGTGTCAGTCCATACGTACAAGAAGGATTGTTCATGGACGCTATTGGCGGCATTGAACCATTCTTAAAGAAGGCAGCGTCTGGTAAATTTGATGCAACAGATCTTAATGAGTATTTAGCATGGGCATCAACAATTGCTGGCAAAGGATCTGGCCAGCCGGGATCTGGAGCTACACACAACCTTAATGCGTTTGGCAAAAACTTCCTGACTAAGTTGGCAATTCCTGATGAAAATGGATTAACAGGATTGCAAAAAGTTCACGAAATGATGGCCAACCCAAATATGACAGGGCCACAAATTCGTAGAGAGTTTGCAAAAATTGGTACAGGGGTTGGAATAGATAACAAGGTTGTTAGCTTTACTTTGCTAGTTAGCGGTAGAGATGATGTGTTGGTCATTGACCGTGTGCAGCTAAGAAACCTTTGGGATGATGGTCAGTTCTCTGGTAAAAATCTTTGGGATGGCCGATCTGAAAAAAGAATGGTCAAAAAGAAAGATGGAACCCAAGTCGAGGAAAGCGCACAAATTGCTGGAACCGCCTTGTCAGACATTACTTACGGCGTAAAAGGTTTGTTGGTATATGAAACTCTTGAGCGTGCCATGGCTCAAAAATTAAAAGAAGCATACAAGTTGGTTGGCCGAGAAGGTGATGCATCTCTTG